GATAATGCTATGGGTGTAAGCAAGAACACACCATGGTTTAATCATACGACCATACAGGAAGCTTTATCTAGTGTAGGCATAGTGTATACTATGGCTGACAAAGATGCTGAAAGTATACCTTATATCAATATAAACGACGTCTCTTTTTTGAAGAGGATTTGGCGTTATGATGTTGATATTGGCACTTTTGTAGCTAAATTAGATCATGAATCTATTGAAAAATCTTTAATGATTTGGGTCAGATCTAAGACCATATCATCACAAATGCAGAGTGTGGCTATTATGAGTTCAGCTATAAGAGAATACTTTTGGTACGGTAAAGATATTTTTGGTGAGAAGCGTATTATGTTCTTGAAATTGATCAAGGATTTGGAGTTGGAAAATTGGGTAGATATTTCAACTCTGCCGAGTTGGGATCAATTGTATAAGGAATTCTGGAGTGTTTAACTCCAGAACTACAGCCGGAAAGAGGGGCTAATACCTCCGAGGGTGTGATGTCCGAAAACATCACAGTGGCGATTGATTCATCGTCATATTTGAAACCAATATGAATCTATATGTTGTATTTACTGCCTAACTCAATGTAAACTTTTCACGTGAAAGAGTGATGGAGTGTGGATAATATATATTTCCTACCTGGGCGTTCCCCGAAAACCTTATTTAGGGTTGTAATTGGTTGGATTGCATATCGTGTAAAGTACGACTTAACTTATGGGTGTAAGTTAAGTTGATAAAAATCACCTTCTAATTCTACAAAAGCGCATACCATCAGCGCTCAAGATGGTGCCCAAAAGCAGGAGCAAGTTTCATTTTTGGATGAAACTCCCGGTCAGATGTTGCCCTATAATCCTATCACGGATAATAGTTTTTACTCTGATCAAACCCAAGACGCTAAATTAGCAGACTACCTATCGCGTCCCGTCTTAATTGACACAACAACCTGGGTTGAGGGAACAACTTTGAATAGTTCTTTCCTACCCTGGAAACTCTTCTTTAATAATACTGCTATTAAAAAGAAGCTAGATAATTATGCATTTATTTCGTGTAATCTCAAGCTGAAGATTATGATTAACGCCTCACCGTTTTACTACGGCATGGTTATGTATACGTATAGACCTCTCGTTTCGTTTGATTCTGCTCCAATTAATGAAGCAGCTTTGGACGATGCTCAAGAGATCGCTTTATATTCACAACGTCCTCATGTATTTGTATATCCTCAGTATTGTCAAGGAGCAGAAATGACATTGCCCTATGTTAATAAAAAGAACTGGATTGATGCCACATCATCGGCTGAGTTTGAGGATATGGGTATTGTTAACTTTCGCTCTTTAGGTTTTTTGCGAAATGCTAATGATGTTACAGGCTCGAATGTGGATATTCAGATTTATGCTTGGGCTGAAGATGTTCGTTTGTCGGCACCCACATTTAAATTGAGTGTTCAGAGTGTTGATGAATATTCGGATTCGAAAGGTACTGTATCAACTGTTGCCGAACAGCTTAGCAGTGCAGTGTCATCGGTATCAGCAATGATCCCACCAACACTGAAACCTTTTGCTATGGCTACCACCATGATAGCTGATACTACAGCATCTGTGGCTAAATTATTTGGATACACCAATGTTCCCATTGTTGATCCTGTTATGCCATTTAAGAATTTGCCGTTTCATTCCCTAGCAAGTGCTGATATTTCACAACCGGTTGATAAATTAACTTTAGCTCCCAAAAATGAATTATCTATTGATCCTCGGGTTGCAGGCCTGGACAATAGTGATGAATTGGCTGTGAGTCATGTGGTTGGTAAAGAGTCAATTGTGTTGGATGCAGCATGGTTGAGCAGTGATGCCATTGACACATTGATTTGTTCATCTGTTGTGAGTCCTGCTATTGGTATATTTACGAATCAAACTGGTTATGACACTGTTGCTCAGACACCCATGTTTATGGTTTCTAAATTATTTCAATATTGGCGAGGTGATGTTATCTTCAAATTTAAATTTTTGGCAACTCAATATCATAAGGGGCGAGTGCGTATTACAAG